CGTTCTGCTGCGTCTTCTTTTTCTTTTGTTTGTTTGCCGATGATTACAGTTTTAACTGGGCCTGCGGCGGGGAATGTTTCCATCATAGTTTCAGCTTGGAACTTAACCAGCGCTTCTGTCATTAAGGGATGATATACATTACATGCGCCGGGCCACGGTTCTGTGCGGTCTTCTACTTTAAGGCCTAGTAATTCTAATCCATCTACATATGTAGTTAACCAATCTTTTCTTGATGAGATATCCGCATCAAATTCACCAACTAAGTCACCTGATAACTGTGTGAGTTGACCTTCGTCCATATCCTCTGCTAAGTTTGTATTAAACTCATCATCAGTCTCTTTACCCGGAACGATTGTGATTTCCATGCTACCATCATCAAGTGTCACTGATTCAGGATTTTCAATTTCAATAGATAGGTCTGGTTGACCCATTGCTAATTCTTCTAGTCCCTTAGGTGCTTGTGATACGCTTTTGTCGATATTGTCTGCCATATTTTAATCCTTATAACGCATATAATTTTTTGCTATTACCTCTAAACCCATAAACTTCTTCAGGTTCATCATTAGGTAATCTAATAAACCCACCCTGTCTAAATCTCATTAATGCAAGTGTTGTACTATCTACAAGGTCGTCATTAGCACCACTTGGAAAATCATTGCACTCTTCAATTACTTCATGCGCCCATCGTCTATCGGGAGCCCATACTATACCACTTCTAAACAAATCTGACACGGCATTCACTCGACTTATTTTGTCTTGTCCTTTACCTGGTGTAAATTCACCGACGGGAATACCCATCCGTCTAAACTCTTGATAAAGTGCAGCGCCGTTAGATTTCTTTTCAACTAAGAACGCATCAGGTTCCCATTCCTTATATTCTTCAATACAAAGTTCTTTTAGTTCCGGAAACTCGAGACGTTGCTTAATACTATTTAATAGTATTATATTATAGTTATTGGTTTCTTCGTTAAAAAAGACGCCCCATACAGTTAACGCATTATAGTCAGCTCGGTTATTCGCTTCTTGAGCCGCGTCCAAACTCATAATCGTAAATTCACATTGAGGGGGATTCTCCTCTTCCCACATCTTCCACCACTCTCTTTTAATAAGCGCACCTTCTTCTGACGTCGGGTTTTGTAAATACTGGGCATTCCAGTACCGTACATCTAGCGCAGCCTTCTTAGCTAAGAGTTCTTCAAGTGGCCAAAATTCAGGCCAAAGCGGTTCTTGTTCACCTTGCTTGTTCTCTATAATTGCTGGGAACTCTACGATCTCCCACTCGTCCACACCTTCTTGCTTTACCATCTGGTTCACAATTTCGCCAGTCAAGTCTAACTTAGACCACCTAGTCATCACTACAATAATCGCACCACCCGGCATAAGACGTTGAAGAGGGCCAGACTGAAACCACTCCCAAGCAGGCTTAAACACATCAGCCCTTCCAAGCTTTGCATCTTGCTCGGAGTGTGGATCATCAATGATAAAAAGATCAGCGCCGCGACCAGCGAGGGCACCACCAACACCAATTGCAAAATACTCTCCATTAAAATTCGTTCCCCATCGTGATGCGCTTTTCGAGTCAGCCTGTAGTTCTACTTGAGGAAAAATATCTTTGTATGCATCAGAACCCACAAGGTTACGCACACGGCGACCGAAGTTAACAGCAAGATCAGCGGTATGAGACGCCATAATAACTTTCTTATGAGGATATTTTCCAAGAAACCAAGCAGGCGCCAGATATGAGATAAGCTCAGACTTCCCGTGTCGTGGCGCAATATTAACAATAACTCTTTTCTTTTTGCCAGCGGCAATGTCTTCAAATATGTTCGCAAGTCTTCTATGATGTGCTCCTACTTTATAGCCTGGGTATACGTGCGCTATGAAATCTAAAAAATTATCCTTACCGTGTTTCTGTACCCAATCTTTTTTAAACACTCTTATCTTAGCTAGTGTACTACGCTTTAACTCCGGCGGCATGGTGGGTACTGCTTTCATTAACTCCGCTACCATGGCAGGCGTTAACTTACTGTCTTTACTCTCCGCTTGGGTTTCCATCTGTCGCTTCTTGTACAATATCATCGAACGATTTTTCTTTTACTTCTTCTACCACTTCTTCTTCTACCACTTCTTCTTTAACCTCTTCTACAAGTTCGGCATCGATTGTCTGAGCCTGAGGTTTTACTTTAAATGAACCACTCTCTTTAAATTCAGTCAATAGTTTTAATAGCTCACGTTCAACATCATCAATACTCTCTTCTTTAGCCGCTGTCTCAACTTTCTTCTTGAATGCATCGACTCCGTCCACTTCGCCAATAGCACGTAACGCTGCGGTCTTTTCTTTCGCGTTCTCAGTTTTTTCTACGATCTCAACCAGTCTATTCACCACGTATAACTTTAAATCAGCTAAGTCTTTCACGATCATGTGGTTCATTGAGCCTACTATGCCCCCTAAAAGAGCGATGGTAGGACTTGGTTGAATCGCAAATTCTTGTTTTTTCTCTGGGTTTGTGACCATTTCTGTCGCAATTTTTGTGGCGTTGTGCATATGATTTGCGTCTGGCGCAATTTCTTCCCCTGTTAAGTCACTTACTTCCTTAATTGTTTCTGCTCTTACCATAATTTCCTCGGTTTGGCTCATTTCAGGCAGCGCATCCTTGGCATTTTTAGGCAGGGGTATGTTTTCTTCTATGTGAGGCATCATTACCACGTCAGACTTGGTGGTAAGACTTTGATTTTGTTCAGTATTCTGTTGAGTCATGTGTCGCTGTTTACACCTTGTGAAATTATTTTCAGCTTTATTCTGAATTGTAACATAGTTTTTTAGAAAACAAGGTAAAATATGGTTTTAGATCAGGGGCCTTGATTATGAATTTAATTCTTTTAACTGTGTATGTCCTAGTTGCTTGGCTTATCTACTTAGTTTTTAATATGCCTCTATGAAAACTACGTTAACTAAAAAGAACTTAGAGATTCTGTACAACATGGCTTGTCAAATGCCACCTTTCAATACCCTTCCTATGCCTAAGTCCCACAAGGTTAAATTCAAAGTCATTAAGAATCCTAATATCTATGGTTGTTTTGATGAGCACGAGATGGAGATCCAGATAAGTTCTAATGCTTGTGGCCACTTTACTACCATATTCCAAACCCTTCTTCACGAAATGGTTCATTTAGCTCTCTTTGTACGAGGTGATGACGACTTTCATGAGCATGGTCCTAAATTCCTCCGTATTAAAAACGTCTACTCCGAGTTATATAACTTCGATCCTAAAGCAATTTAACTTCCGGGCGGTTAAGCCACCATCAGAGGACATAGTAAGGTAGGTATTTTGTGGCTTTCTGCCTACCGTGTAGTAACTATTAAATCTGCGCCCCCTAACTTTACATATAATATTTGGTTATTTTTTTGTAGAAATTTTTTTACAACTGCCTCTTTTTTGTGCACCGGGGGTATTTGGTAAAAAGACATAGTTATTTATGTGCGATTCAGTGTATCGCGTAGTTGGGACTCCGTTTACTAAGTTTGGGGGGTGGGGGGCGGGTAGGGGTCACGGGGTTAACGTAGTTAGCTAAGTTCGGCGCGTGGTTATCACTTAATAAACGCCGTTAACTTAGTTAACTAAAAACACTATATAAAACAACGTTGTATCCAAATGCTTTCACGTGGTTACAAGGTTAACTAAGTTAACTAAGTGATTATAAAAGGCTTTTCATTTTGTAACCATGTAACCACGTTTTTAGTATGTCGACCCCGTAAACTTTGAGATATTTTGGTTACATCGTGACTACTTTGCGCGGTGTAAACTAAGTTTACATAACCAGAACCCGCCCTTGTTTTTCGTGGATACATGGATACTTGCATAAAAAATAAGCAATTAATAATATAATATAATATATAAATATATATATAAAACAAACACTTAGTAAAATCAATCCCGCTTAAAAACTTTGTAACCATGTCATATATGTAAACTTAAAACCCGTATTTCGTGGTTACATCAATAAAATCAAATACTTACACGCTAAAAAGCTTAAAACATGGTTACAAATAGCTATAACCTAGTAAACATAGCCCCGCGCAATACATAACACCATAAAACAAAACATACCTTATATATGGTAAAACTTAGCGCGCTATAAAACCCCTATAAAAATAATTAGTAAAATAATAGTTTACAAATATAAAAAACTTATGTATCCTATATAAACCTAGTAAAAACTAGGGCTATTTAATAACAATAATAAAAGGGGTAAAAAAGATGGATAACAAATATAGTTTAAGCGGGGGCGTAGAAAAACACCATGATGGAAGTTTTACAATATACGGCTCTTATTATCATAAGGCTATCGGTTCGGAAGTTTTATATCATAAAAGGTTTTATGAATACGATATAAAGCAAGCCCGCCAAATAGCAAAGAATGATTTAATAAACTTAACAAAATAAGGGGTAAACATCATGGAAAATTTAAACATTGAAAAGATTAATGAATATATTAAAGGCTATAACAAAAAGCACGAATACAAAATAGACATTGAAACCTTTTTGAGCCATGCAAAGCGATATATTAAAGCGGTAAAAGAAAATAGAATGATATGCTCTATAAAAAGTGTATCAAAAAGCGGAATGAGCCGTAATATTAAATTTGTAGAAGTATCAAAAAGCGATGATAGCGATAGACATCATTTATATAATTTTTATCAATTTTTTGATGTATTAGGCTATTCAAAGGTAAAAGACTCTGATTACTTTAGAATTGGCGGGTGTGGCATGGATATGATTTTCCACACCAATTATACAATAATTCATAATTTAAAATCTATCGGGCTTGTGAGTGTTGATGAATGCTCTACACTTTCACAAAATACCCCTTATGTAATTTAAGGGGGGTAAAACCATGAAACCAATTAAAAGCAATTCATATTTAATTTTTAAGGCTATCTATCAATTAATGCAACATAACATTAAAGGGGGCTTGTAACGTGGAAAACTTAAAAGAAAACATCAAGGCAAGTGAGCATATAAAAACTTCAATTAATTTTGGGGGCTTTTATAATTCAATTCACGATAGCAACATAGAATGGGCGTGTGAGTCTTATTTCACCGATGATAACGGCGTATGCGATTGGGATAACATTTTAGATAATGTTGATTTTAAAAAATTGCATAGTGTTTACATAGATTTATATTGTGATTTATTTAGCGATTGGGTAAAAGAAAATTATAACCTAGCTATTAAGTTTAAAAACATAAGCCTATCTAGCCCCCGTTATTACAATTATGAAACCGATAAAATTCTATGCGATATAACCGATGGTGAAAATGAGTCTTTGATTAAAACCATGAAAGCAAATACCGCCTTTTTAGATTGGTTAAAAGATAGGGCGAAAAGTAAAAGTGGGTATATATCGTTTTACGATTTTGATGATGTAATGAATGATAAGAATGAAATTTTTAGCGTGTATGCTTTAGAGTATTTATCAAGTGAGTATGAGCATAGCGATTTTATAAGTGATTATGATAGGGCAAGCGGTTACGATGTTTTATATAGTGAAATGAATTAATAAACTTTAAAAAGGGGTATAACAAAATGCAAATAGTAAAAACTGAAGATTATAAAAGATTTAAAATTGAGTATTGGTATGATGAATATAGTGAAAGCCCTCGTGAATGGGATAATGTAGGCAAAATGATATGCTTTCATAAGAACTATATATTGGGCGATAAGCACGATTACAATAGCCCCGATGATTTGATGGATTTTCTTAATGATAATAAGAATGAAATTGTTTACTTACCTATCTATGCTTATGAGCATGGCAATATCACAATAAGCACCAAGCCTTATTCATGTCAATGGGATAGCGGGCAAGTAGGGGTTATCTATGCCTATCGTGATGAATTAAAAAAGCATGGATATAAAACCGATGATGAAATTGAGTATGTATTAAATCAAGAAGTAAAAACCTTTGATGATTATTGTAGGGGTGAATGTTATGGGTTTACCTTATACGATGATAGCGGTGAGATGTTGGAAAGTGTAGGCGGGTTTTTAGGTGATATTGAGTATTGCGAAAATGAGTCAATAATTACCGCCAATTATTATGACAATAAACTTCCAATGCAATATGAATTAAGCTTTGCATAGTAAGCACCATGCACCAA